TTAAACTCAGGCTTTCTCTGAATTAACTCACCGGTTTCTAAATCACAATACTGATAATGCTGTTCAGCATCAACCACTTCGTGGTTTTCATTAACGGTTTTACCGTTAATTTTCTTCATAATATATCGAGCAACATAAGCAGCAGATTCAAAATTGACATCACCAATACTGCTGTAACCAAAAGGCCAAAGCTCTTCAAGTATCTTTGACGTATATAAGACAGACCCAGTCTCCGTTCTTTTGAAAACTTTCTTGTCTTCAAAATCAAGACCAAAGATACAAGCATGATAATGAGGTCGATCAAAAGATTCACCATATTCACCTGCCATATAAAAACGAATAGTCTTACCAATATACCTCTTACGAAGCCTTTTCATAAACAACTGAAAATCTTCGTAATTTAAAGACATATCCTTAGGACAATGCTCTGGAGCATATGTCAAAGTAATAAAACAATTACTAGTATGCATTTGTGCCTCATGCATACAACGAATCGCCCACTGACGTGAGCGTTCAAGGCGACAACCAACACACTGACCACAAGGCAACTGCAGGGTACGGACTACGTCCGCCCCCGGTAATTCTCGCCAAATAATAGACCTGTCAGCGCATTGATAAGCCGTTAACGGCTTATAACACGCCATAACTTACAGTCTAAAACCACCACGTTGTGGTGAAGTACGCATATTCAATGCTTTCGTCTTGCTAACGCCACGACGAAATTTCTTCGCTGCACTATATTTGCTCATTGGCTTACGATATAGACCCATTTTAGTTGCACTCCGTAGTTAAATTAGTGGTTTTGGTGTCACCTAGCACAGTTACATCAAGTAATGTAACTGTGCTGCCGAAAGCTTACGCTTCCGGCTTAGGTGTTTCTACTGCAGAAACGATGGGTGCAACCACAGGTTCCCCATCAATAAGACCAATCTCAATCGCTTCATTGCGATTAGACTCGTCTTGCAAAAACTGCAACAATGCATTCGGATCATGATCAAACCTTTCCCGAATTTTGGCAGGCAACGCCATAAAAGCTTCTTCCGAAGCTCTAACAGCATTAATAGCGCTGTGATAATCACTCACACCGCTAAAATCACCAAATGTTGGTGGAATAGGGGTAGTTGGTAACTCCCCTGTAACCCCAAATCGTTCGACAATAACATTAATGTCGCACTCATCTTTCATATGCTGCTGAGCCAAGCTCGGGTCTAAACACTTTAGACCAGTCTCATCAGACACTTTATCCATATCGTAATTGTACGGATTACGTACAAACACTGTCGTTTTACTCATTCGATACCAAACTTTCCTAAAACACCGGCTCTAACACCGGGTGTATTCTCTTTAACCAACTTACCATAAGCCGCAGCAGTTCCGGCTTGCGAACTCCAAGCTGAACCAATCTTCATAGCTTGGGGCATAAGGTACTCAGTCGTACGTGCATTAGCAATTGATGCACGTGCATAAGCACCTTTAGTCAACGTGTCTTGCAACACGTTTCTAATCTTCGCAGGTAAATGCTCAGATGCTTCCAACATTTTAATGTTGGTATCAGCATCAGTATTTAACGCTTGCGCTCCTAATAAACTTTTCTGAGCCTCTTGCAACTCAATCTGTGAAATAGCCTGTTCACGATTAATATTAATTTGCCGTGCAGTAGACCCGGCAGAAGCTGAAGCTTCACCTACATTAGCAGCTGAACTGGCTTGACTGCCAGTAGGCACAGCTGCACCACCTTGAGAATAAGCCAACATCGGAGAAAGGCCTGCAGCCTTTAAATCCTCAACACGCCTCTGAAAAGACGTGTTAGCCATGTTGGCTTGAAAATCTCTGTTAATAGCTGCTTGATCTGCTTGAAACTCTTGGTTGCCCAAAGCACCAAGAGCTGCACCTGCAGCCGTTAACCACGGTTGGCCAGTAACAACACCTGCAACAGAAGCAATACCACCTAAAGAACCAAGATTCAAACCCATACTCCACTCCGTTCCGTTTCCGATCTACTTGTTACCAAGTAGACCGGTTATTAAAAACAATTAGAAGTGATCGATTAAGCCAGGTACTGAGTACATTGGCATTGGTCGAGCCATCTTACAATCAAAAAACGCATCCATCAAAAACTGCTGACCATTAGCAGCACTACCAACAGCTGTAGTACGGTCAATTGGTGGCGTTTCTTGAATAAACGTAGCATTTAATGTAGGCAACGAAGTAAACTTCTGAGCATAATGCCAAGCATCAATAGTACCCGCAGAAGTAGATTTAAACAAACCAGTAATTTGACTTGGCTTGTAACGATATTCAGCCCAACGTTCTTGGTATCCAAATACGTTGTTATCAGTGGCTGTACCCGTTACATAAATTTCCTTATTCAAAATAGCTTGTTCGCCAAGATGAGCAAATACTGGAAAATAAAAATCATAGCGAGTTGAACGTGACCACATACGTGGTAAACCCTGCTGATAAGTCAAATCAGCACGCACGTTAACTAATCCAATGATGTATCCATGTTCTTGAGCATGATACGTAAAACCATGTCCACTAGCCAACGCAGTACCCATTGCAGCCAAGTTACCAAGCGGAGTAGCACCGCCAGAAATCGAAGTAGCAGACGTCTGCGCAATTGGATTAACGTTGACATAAGTCGAACCTCCACCAATATATTCAGGACGTTGTAAACGATAATCTTGTGGTGTTACACCAAAATGTGAACGTAATAACTCTGTATAACGTGTACCACCTCGCGCATCGCGCTCAAGCAATCTCTGAATCTGAAATGACTGACGTAACTGATTAATAGTTGCAGAAGTAGCAGCACTTAAATCAGCAACTAAACCAACACTGTGCCAAGAAGCATTAGCACCACCTCCAGTAGGAGATCCTGCAGTCCATACAGCGTTAGACGTACCTGAACCAGGTGTACCTAAAGCAGTACCAATAATATTACCAACATTAAATAAAGGTATACCGGGAGTAGGACCACCGGCAATTAAAGGTGCAGTAGTACCTAAAGGTAAATTAACAGCAGCACCTTTTTGAGGCCAAGGTAATGCACCAGTAAAATAATCTTTACGCTTACCACGACGTACCAAAGTGTAATCAGCAGGTACATCACCACTATCACCAAGACGAACAGTTAAAGAATTTTGTAAATTCTCGTCTCTAAACCATTCATTATAAATAAGATTATACGCACGCAATGGCAAAGCATTGTGCGTAACAGTATTAGAACCTGTAATCTGACCTGCAGTCGGCAAACCAAAATAATCAAATACAGAACCAACAGCATAACCGCCCGCAGGGCTTGTTATTGTTGGTACAACATAAGAAATAGAATCACCCGGGTTCGTCTGCTCACCCATAAACTTGACCCAATTGTTCCAAACTAATCGGTTTGGTACAAAGAAAAAGAATGTGTCAAGATGTAAATTATCCATAACAGGAAACAATGGCGTTGCCAAACGCGCAAACATTGTTGCCTTAACATTGTGCATATCTCCGGGAAGAACTTCATCACAGTAGATAGGTACAAGATAACCACCATCAAAAGTAGTTTTGTGAGCATATTGCGTATCAAAACTAGAGCGGGGAATATCCGCTTTAGGAATCATAGCAAACTGGTGTGAACTCACAGATTTATTACGATGCATAACAATCTCCCGAAGTGTTCCGATCTACTTGTTACCAAGTAGACCGGTTATTAAAAAACCTACTCGCTATCGCGAATCATAACATCTTTAGCTCTAGCGATCATCTTCGGTTGAGCTAATAAATCCATTGCACCAGTATTATCATCAAAAGTGCCCAAATAGAATAACTGAAAATCATCAGGGTGTCGATAAAGCTGATTATCATCACTTTGTCGATTAACTTCATCTTGAAATTGACGCATCGCAACACCTTCCGAAGCCACATATGCTGGACGACCATAAGCACCAGCAGCAGTATCCAATATACTAACAATAACCATTTTCATAAACATTACTCCTTATAACTTACGTTTTAACAAAGACAACTTAGCCAACGCTACTTTCTCCTTTACAGCCAATCGCTCAGGAGTGTTGTCATCATAACGAGAGCGAGCA